GTTACATCAGCAAGAGTGTCTGCCTCTGCTGTTAGGTAACCAGAAAGATCAGGGGGAGTGTAACTAAAAACACCACTGCTATTATTATAAGAAAGAGCTGCAGATCCAACAGAATTCTGAGTGACACTGAACAAAGTTCTATCAGTTGCACTAGCACCAGCTCCTGCTGCCTCCCACGACGATCCATTCCATGCGTAAATAATACCCGCTACGTTATAGGTGTATGAACCGTCTGTTGGTTGCCCTGTTGTTGAGGGAAAATTGATTGCCATTGGTTAAAGTGCTCCTTCCGTATTATTTATTTCAGTGTGCAATAATCTGAACCGCTAGGGACCCAGTATCAATAAGTGAACCCGCTACATTCTTCACTGAGAAATCTACATATCCAGTAGATCTAACAGATGCTACAACCATTGCTTCAGCACCATCCATGTGGTGAGCAAAGACATAATAATCAGTAGCATTAGTGAATGGGTTTGTAAATGTCAGGCGATAATTTCCACTAGATTGTTGTGCGACTGTTACACCTAACGTTCCAGTCCATGCAGGAGATGAACCTAATGTAAACGAACCAGCAGAACTGGTTGCTGGTGGTGTATACGTTGTTGTGCTACCACTTATAGGAAGTATTGAAGTTGGTGGTGTAAAAGCAGGTGTTCCATTTGTACCGATACTATCATACCTTGTATCAGTAGTAATTCTGAGACCATCTATAAATCCATCAAAGCAATTTGTTGTTGTATTAACACCACCACCAATTATAAGATCATAATTATTATTAGAAATGTCATTTGCAAACTTTCCTCCAGGTGATGTTGCACTATCCTCAGTACCATCTCTATAGAAATGCAAAGCTCCATTATTATCTTTAGTGATAGCAATGTGTACCCATTTCTGAGGATAAATGGCATTCCAACCTGCACCAGAAGTGGATTCTAAAGTATTAGTAGTTACTGAATTAGTAGCGATATCATGATGCTTAAATCTCCATCTTCTATTAGCATTACTATCTTTGTATGTGATCAATGACCACGATCCAGCATTAAAACTTCCATTAGATTTTGAGATAATTTCTTGCTCTCCACCATTAATAGAGGATGAAATATTAGCGTCATCAAAATAGATCCAGAATTCAATAGTAAATTCACCATCAAAAACGTATTCAGATCTGTGTGGATACTTAACTCCACTTCCAACAGATTTCAAAGCTTTAGTGCCAACTTTAACTGGCGATTCTACAAGAGAAGAATTTACAATACTTACAGAAGAAAGAGTGTCAAGAGCACCAGTTGCACCAAACCTATAATCATTTGCGTCATTATCAAAAGTAGTTCTAACAATTACATTGTCCCATGCAGTTTCTGCAGGAAGAGTAATAGCAGAAGTGCTTCCAAGAATAAATTCTTGCCAAGAAGTTCCATCAAAGAAGTGTGGTTTACTATCAATTTGTCTAAGTTCACCTAAAGTTCCTGCTGGTGGACTAGATTCATTAACACGAAACTTAAATCCATTAGCACTAATTACATCATTAATATTATCGTATGATAATGGTGGACTAGCATCAATCCACTGAGAACTATCAACATCTGTATAGTATACCTTTAGACGACCACTATCACTTTCCCACCATAGATCACCAGCAGCAGGAGTACCAGCAGGAATAGTATCACTGATAGTTACATTAGCACCACCTCCACCACCAGTAGGAGCAGCCCAGGTGATATTACCTGCGCCATCACTGGTAAGAACATCACCACTTGTACCGTTGGTAGTTGGATAGGTCAGACCACCAGCTACAAGAGCATCAGCAGTAAGAGCACCAGTGATTGTTACACCAGCGGCAGTAGTTTGCAATCTCGTTCCAACATTACCAAATCCTAATCTTACATCTGCTGTATTACTAGTTGATCCTAAATCATTTCCAACATTAACTTCAATGAGATTAGTATAATAATTGTCTGGCGTCTCTCCTTTCGTTCCGATAATAAGATTGTGCTCATCAACAATAATTCTATTTGATGTGCCAAAAGTTCCATCTTGCATATGGAAGATAGTCATATCACCACCAAACTTCAGTGTATTGGTGTTTCCAAAAGAATTAACAAGTTGAGTAAGAGTTCCTAATTGAATTCCACCAAGAGAAACACTGTTTGTAGTAGAAGAACCTCTACCAGTTACACTATTAAGAGTGTCTGCTTCAGAAGTGAGATATCCAGCAACTCCATGATCACCCCATCCATATGCTGCATCCCAGTTAGCAACATTAGTGTCAGCAGCATAACCAGCAGTAGCATGGTTACCCCAACCATATGCTGCATCCCAGTTTGAAATATTGGATGAAAGAATACCACCTGCAGGAGATGCACTGAATACTGGATCAGTTTCTGTTGTTAGATAACCAGAAAGATCTGGTGGTGTGTAAGTAAATACACCAGTTGTATTACTATAAGATAAAGCAGTAGATCCTGCTGTAGCTGTTTGAACAGAAAGATCTTGTAGTGTAATACCAGCATTGCTAGTTCCTACTAGATCGGGGAATGCTTTCCAAGAACTAGATGATGCTTCCCACTTAAGAACATATCCATCAACAGGAGCAATGGCAAGATCAACATCACCCAATTCATCAATAGAAGATGATGTATCTAATAGTTGCATCCAACCACCAGCATGTCCAAAATATCCATGTCCCTCAGCATGAACATGAGCGAACATACCATGATAAGTAGAAGCACTAACCGCATTGAGTGCTGTTAGATCAGCAAAGTTATTGGAGTAATATAGTTTACCAGTAGTAGTAATATCTTGTGTAGTTGTTGCTCCTCTTGTAAGAACACTATCAAGAGTATCTGCTTCACTATAACTTGTTAAGTATCCAGCACCACTATGATCACCCCATCCATATGCTGCATCCCAATTAGAAATCTTTGCTGTAGTAACACCAGCAGCATCACCAAGTGATGTTAAGTATCCTGCTGATGCATGATTACCCCAACCATATGCAGTGTCATAGTCAGAAAGATCTGGAGGAGTAAATGTAAACTCACCGTTACCTGAATTATATGATAGTGTAGAACTACCAACAACACCTACAGTTACACTAGGTAGAGGAGGTACTGCTGGTTTATTAAGAATAACTGCAACACCACTACTAGCATTCCAATCAGAATTTACTTGTGCTACAGGAATAGTAGGTCTATTGGTTAAATTATTATAATCACCATTGAAGGTATCAACCCATGCAATAGAAGTACCTGTAGTGCTCAATACTTGACCAGAAGTACCAGAAATACCTGCAGCTTGAATAGGTTTACCAGCAGGGATGTTGAGACCTTCTTTAATCTCAATAGGAGCATCATCCCCATAATTAGCGATCTGGTTCGCAAGAATTTTTGACATACTTCCAGTCCTGAAGACAGTTTTATACTAAGATAGAAGTATTTATTAAAGCGGATGATCGGACTTGAACCGACGACATCTAACTTGGAAGGATAGCGTTCTACCGCTGAACTACATCCGCAAAAAAAGGGGAGGTCAATCCCCTAAGGCACATGCACGCCACTTGTTTGTTTCAGTTGTAAACAAGAACCAACCACACGGAAGGGGTTTGGCACCACCACTTGCTTTTTAACTGGAAGCAAGAAACCAGGCGGCAATATCTTCACCCGCACCAGGGCTCTTTTATAGTCGTACCGAGACTAATTGAAGGTGATAGTGTCATCACTATTAGTATTGATACTAATGTTACCACCAAAATCGATAACGTTATCAAAACTATCTAAATCATGACCAGGACGAGATAGATAATCAGATGAAAGATTAAATGAGTAGTTAGTAGAGTTAACTTTTCGATTTAGATTACTGATTTGTTGATATTGAGTGAAGAGATCGGTAAGAAACTCTTCATCGCCCTCTGCAAGAGCGTTAATCAGTGCTTGACGGAGTGCTTCTTCAGCAACTTGGACTTGTGATTTTACGCTCATAATAGCCTCTTAGTTTGTTACAGTATCGCGGACATAGCAGGGCACACCCTCTGGATCTAACCATTTGGTATACTCTACATCTTCTAGACAGGTGTCTAGTTGCATTTGGTTATCAAGCAGGTACATGTCAAAGTACCGCTTTTTCCACTCATGGTATTTTTGAATACGATAGTCAGGTCTACCATTGATCTCCAGAAGACCGCACTGGACGTAGCGGTACGGATAGCGTTCAAGAATGACTGTCTGTTTGATCATGAAGCATCATTGTGTTCGTTATAACTATTATACCACTCATCATCAGACATTTGCCCTGTTGCTTGGTCCAGTTCTTCAGCTGGCATAGCAATGACTGCTGTGCCATCAGATTTACGAACTATGAATTGTTCTTTTTTGGATTCAATACGATCCATATACGAATCAAAGTTTTTTTCAAACTCTTCTAGTGTTACTTCAATCATAGTTGACAGCAGATTTTCTCCTTTTGCATGTGTTTGATGGATTCTTGACAACCACCCAGATGAATATCATCTAGGGTTAGTTGTGGAAAGGTAGATCCATTACCAAATTTAGCATAAAATTCTTCTTTTGTAAAGTCACGATTTAATTCATATGATACGTGCTTTAAATCTTCTAACTCCATAACTCTTTTAATCTTTACACAGTAAGGACATCCAGGTTTTGAATAGATTGTAATCATTTTAGTTCTTTAAAATCTTGATCGAAGATAGCGAGTCCAGCATCAGTTAACACATGATTATACATCTTGTCAAATACAGCAGGTGGCAACGTAACTACATTAGCACCATACATTAAACAGCGAGAGACGTGGTGAACATCCCTCAAACTAGCAGCAAGAATTTTTGTCTCGACTCTGTGGACATTATATAGCTGTGCAATAGCACGAACAAGTTCAACTCCACTAAAAGAATTATCATTCATGCGTCCTACAAATGGAGAAATGTATGTGGCACCTGCTTTTGCTGCCATTACTGCTTGTGCAGCAGAGAAACATAGAGTTACATTTGTTGTAACACCTTGAGCAGTAAGTTCTTTACATGCTTTCAAACCCTCTTCATTAAGAGGCAGTTTGATAGTAACGTTGTCAGCGATATCCCTATACTTAATAGCATTGGTAAGCATCTCGAAGCAAGATTCTCCATCAACTTCAGCAGAAATGCTTTCAAAATCGTAGTCGGTTGCTAGAGTTTTAATAAATTCTACATAATCACACCCTGCTTTTCTCACTAGGGTTGGATTTGTAGTAATGCCATCGACTAGACCAGTCCTATAGCGTTTAGCAATTGCTTCGTAGTTAGCAGTGTCTAGAAAAATTTTCATTTTTGTTTTTGTAGTGGGCGTTGCACAACGCTAACGCATTGTTCTTGAAGATTATACTTCAGTTTATAGTTGTTTGTCAATACGTAATATCCATCTATGTCTGAACCATTATCTGTCCATCCATATGCTATTACATGTTCACATGCACCATTGATAGTAAAACATTTTTTACTATGAAGGTAACTCTCGTAACGTCTGTCTAGATCAATCATCTTTCCTCATATTTTAATCGACGGACTTTACGTTTACGTCTTTCTTCTTGATATCTTAAATCTTCAGATGTAAGAATTCCTTTGTATTTGATGTTCTTATCATGTCTGAGCAATACTACTTCATTCAAGTCGATTGCACCAATAAGATCATCAAGAACTCTCATCTGATTATGACATCCACAGAACTGAACTTTTCTGGTGCTCGTTAGTTCTGTACCACACACCTTACACTTTGCCGTTAACATTATTGAGCATTTAACCTCATGAGAGTGATGCTCGAAGAGGGGATCGAACCCCCGACAATCTCCGTGTAAAGGAGGTGCTCTACCTCTGAGCTATTCGAGCGATACAATGGACTTATTAATATGCTTGCTATGGGGCATTTTTTCAACCCTAACATACCAACAGTTTCCAAGGGAGCAAAGAGAGTAACCATCTCTCAAGATCACAGTGTGGTTAGCACCGTCGCAGGCGAGCTCATTCCCTGTCATAGTGTCGGTAAGAGGACTTGAACCTCCACGTCATAAGACACCAGAACCTAAACCTGGCGCGTCTACCAATTCCGCCATACCGACTGGCGACTCAGGTTGGGGTCGAACCAACGACCGACTGCTTAGAAGGCAGTTGCTCTATCCACTGAGCTACTGAGTCATATCTTGTTAACTTTGCCAATGGTAATGATAAAAGTTTCCTTTACTATCACACATTGGATCTTCCGCAACCACACGATAAGGCAACATACGTTGTCCTTTAAAACTGGTTCTGTCTCCAATAATTGAATACGCTTCCAGAAGATTTTCTGTGTTTTTTAACCTAGCAACAACGCTTGACTTTGCTGCTGGACGACGGTATAAGAAACCTTCGTATTGACCAGGAGCATAAACTACATCGGCAACATTGTTAGGGAACACAGGGGAGTTAACCCTGTTGAGAATAGAAACTGCAACGCAGTATTCATCTTTGGTCCCAGTTGCTGCCTCAACCTGCACTGCTCGTGCAAGGTGATCGTAGTCAGCAGGCGTCAACGCCAGAATCGTTTCCAAAATCAAAATAATCTTTCCTGTAGTAACGTCCGAGGATGTTAGAATTATAGTACGCTGGCGTACCGTTGTCAAGTGCTTTGGTCAAAACATCATGGAGGAAGAGTTGGCGGGTCTCCTCGTAGTTGACCCTTCCAGGTGTCCCGTGTAAGGAGAGGATTTCTCTAGTAAAAGATTCCCGTCCATATTTTTTAACATCTGCTTTAAGCTCGTCAGAACTTCCGTAGTAGTTCTTCCAGTTACTTTCAGATGTAACTCTTCTCCGCCTGGTAGAACCAGCAGTAGGTCTAGGCTTTCGTTTTTGCCAGAAATATTTTCTACCGATGTAGGAACGGTTGGTGGTGCTACAGGTAATTTTATAAACAAAACCGTAGTGATCCCCAACATCGCTCCCACTAAAAGTGGACTCCAAATATTTCCAGGGATTTGGATATTCTTCAGTTTGTTCCACATGTTCATGATGTTATTCTCCAGTATTTAGGGTTCGTCAAATAGTATCTCATCGATGTACTGTTTTGCCCAACGTACACCAAAATATTTTTCTAGAATTTTTCTAGTTTTGTCATTTTTCTTCTGATTTTCACAGTATTGTATCTGTCCATCGTATCTGTAATCTGCTCTGTAATTATCTCTGGTAGATTTCCACACAGCTCCAACAAATACTTCTAGATACTGGTCAACAACATGACAAAAATCACGTTTTTCCTCATCTGAATTTAATCTAGCAAACTTATAGTACGGTGAAAATATACTACCCCATGAGGGAACATCTCTACTGTGTTTAAAACTATAGAATCTACTAATATCAGCAAGATCTTCATATACTGGATGACTTATACTGTCTACAGGAGATATATCTGTGATAGCAGCACTAACATTATTATTGTTAGCAACAATATCTGCACCAAATATAGGTAAATCAAACTCAGGGTCTGGATACCAAACACAATGTAAGATATCGAGTGGTCCTAGAGTAGCAATTTCTAGATGAACTTTACGTAGTCCAATACAACTATACATCTCATTATGGATGTTTAAATCTCCATCCTCAGTTTCTTTATAAACCTTAGCAAAGTCATCATTAACATCTAATGTTTCAACACTTGGTAGTGTTTTTTGATGCTTACGAATAATCTTAGCAAGATCGTCAATTATTAATCCCATGGATCACGTATTTGTATTTGTATTTTATTGCCTGCATTCTCCACGCCTGAGCGAGGCTTGACGGACCCTTCGAGAGGAGATCTCTCTCCTCCTGACTGGGTAGATTTGTCCGTAGGAGGTCTTCCCTCCAACCAGGTAAAGAATATCTTGTCACAACTGGAAACCAGCGAACGTATCTTTTTCAACATCTTGTTTAATGCTCCCAATTAAATATGATTCTACTTCTGTTTCCTGAGGAGCAACTTGCATACCTTTAGAAGATAACCAGTGCTCTGTCCATGGTAGAGGGTTATTTGTGATAGGAGTATCAAAAATTGCTTTAAGTCCAATAGATCTCAGACGACGATTAGCAGTCCATTCAACATACTTAGCAAGAAGTTTATCGTTTAAACCAATGATAGAACCATCTTTGAACAAATATTCTGCCCACAATTTTTCTTCTTCTACACACTGTTTGAACATGTCATAAACATATTCCTCTTCTTCTTTGGCAATCTCTACCATTTCAGGATCATCACCCTCTTGCCATTTTTTGATGATGTTTTGAGTGATAGTCATGTGCTGACTCTCATCTCTAGCAATAAGACCAATAATCTTAGCAGATCCTTCTAGAAGTTTGAGTTCACCGAATGCAAAAGAACAAGCAAACGACACATAAAATCTGATACCCTCAAGGATATAGACATTAGCAACAGCTCTATACAGTTTTCTCTTCAAATCATTGAGAGTCCACTGTGAAGTAGGAGAATCTTTCCAATCTTCTTTCCACAAATTTCCTTGACCATACTCTTGAGCAGCATTAATGAATTCATCATATGCTGCAGTGACAGATTTTGCCCGTGAGAGGATCTTCTCGTCGTCTAGAATGTGGTCAAAGACATCAGAAGGATCAGAGTATACATTCTTGATGATGTGCGTATAGGAGCGACTATGGATCATCTCCATGGTCTGCCAAATATTCATGGCACCCTCAAGCTCGGGTAGGCTGCAATAAGGCATGAAAGCCATGCCAGGACCACGACCTTGTACGGAGTCAAGGAGGATCTGATACTTGAGGTTCGATGTGAAGATATGTTTTTGTGTTTCATTTAAAACTTGATAATCAGCACGATCTTTCTGTAGAGATACCTCTTCAGGACGCCAGAAGTAACCTAGTTGCTGCTGTGTAAGTTTATCAAACACAGGATACTTAAACTTATCATATCTTTGAACCCCAAGAGGGGGTCCAAAGAACATCTTTTGTTTTGTACTATCTAAGATACTCGTATTGAATACCGTCATACCTTCTACTTGACTACGCATTTGCTTATTTGTTCTAAATTTTGCAACTGTCACAATCTTCCTCCTCGGTTTCTAAAATGTCGTTTAATAAATCTTCGATGCCTTGCTTTTTCTCTTCTGTTAGTTCTGGTTCTGCTCCTTTTTGATCGTAAGTGTTTTGATAATAAGAAGTTTTCCATCCATACTTGTAAGTTTTCAGGAAATCACCTGCCATAACAGAAACTGGGACCTCATTGTCAGGATAGTTCTCTGGATTATAACTCCAGTTGCCTGAAATTGCTTGATCAAAGAACTTTTGCATCGCTGATACAACTTTGATGTATCCATCATTATCTTTCATGTCCCAAAGAAGTGTATAATTATTCTTCAGGGAACCGAATTGTGGAACAATCTGCTTAAGGGGTCCTTTCTTTGATTTTTTAACGGACATGTACGCTCTAGGAGGTTCAATTCCATTAGTTGCGTTTGACACAACGGAACTGCTTTCTGATGGCATTTGTGCCGACAGTGTTGAGTGCCGTAAACCGTGAGTGGTGATAGATGTCCTAAGAGTTTCCCAATCATGATTCAGTTCACTACCACAGAATTCATCGATGTCACGTTTGTAAGTGTCGATTGGGAGGATACCTTTTGAATACTTCGTTCTATCGAAATAACCACACTTGCCTTTTTCTTTGGCAAGGGTGTTACTTGATTTGAGTAGATAGAACTGGAAAGATTCAGACAAGTCGTGGACTGATTTCCATGCTGCTGGATCGTTGTATTTGTATCCATTTTTTGCTAAGTAATGTGCGAGTCCGATGTAACCAATACCAAGAGAACGACGGTTGATAGTGCTACGTTTTGCAGCTTCTACAGGGTAGTTCTGATAATCAATAAGTTCTTCCAAACCACGGACTGCTAGGTCACATAGGTTTTCTAATTCATCTAACTTACTAATTTTACCAACGTTGATAGCAGACAAAATGCATAATGCAATCTCACCAGGACCATCAATGTGATTAAGTGGTACGGTAGGTAGGGTAATCTCTTGGCAGAGGTTACTCATATTTACCTTATCCAGAAAAGATGAATGCTCATTGCAATGGTCAATGTTCATGATGTAGAGACGACCTGTCTCTGCTCTCTCCTTTAGAAGGTTTAGGATCAGTTCCTGTGCTCCAACAGTTTTTCTTGGAACATCTTGAGCTCGTTCGTAATGAACATATAAGTCGTCAAACTTATCAGTCCCAAAAGCATCATAGAGACCTGGCGTGTCATGCGGTGAGAAGAGGCTAATCTCTCCATTTTGAATGAAACGTGTGTAAAAAAGTTTTGAAATTTGGATTGAGTAGTCAAGTTTTCTGACACGATTATCCTCCGTTCCTTTATTATTTTTTAGAACAATAATGTCTTCTATTTCTTGGTGCCAGATTGGGAAGTGGACTGTGGCTGAACCTCCACGAATCCCATTTTGAGTGCAACATCGTACAGTTGATTCAAATTTTTTAAGGAAAGGAACAACACCCGTGTGTTGTACTTCTCCACCTCTGATTTTAGCGTTGATCCCACGGATTCTACCCGCGTTAATACCGATACCAGCCCTTTGTGCGACATAACGACCGATGGCCATATCAGAACTAAAAATACTATCCAAGGTGTCGTCAGCATCAACCAAAACACAAGACGCAAACTGCCGAAGAGGAGTTCTGACCCCTGCCATGATAGGTGTGGGGATGTTGATTTTGTGTTTGCTGATTGCGTTGTAGTATCTTTGGACATATTCTAGACGATTGTCTGTATAGTTCTGGAATAGTGTCACAGCAATCATCATGTACATGAACTGAGGTGATTCATATACTACACCATTGCTACGATCTTGAACCAGATACTTATCAACTACCTGACGAAGACCTGCATAGGTAAATAGCATGTCACGCTCATGATCAATCCATGAGTTGATTTTATCCCACTCTTCCTTGGTGTATTTACCAAGAATGTCCTTGTCATATACTCCTTTGTCAGTACAGTGACATGCATGTTCATAAACACCAGGAAGACCTTGGACCCATTCAGACCCGAAAACCTGCTTGTAGACAGCATATAGGAGAAGACGAGCAGCAACGAACTGATAGTTAGGAGAATCTAAATTAATTAGATCACTTGCTGAACGAATCAGAATTTCTTGAATATCTTTGGTTTCAATTCCATCAAAGAATTGAAGACCAGAGTTCATCTCTACCTGAGAGGCGCTTACACCGCTCCCCAAACCTTCGCAAGCTTCTTCTACTACCTTATGAATCTTATCTAGGTTAAGGGCGGTCTCAGACCCGTCGCGCTTGCGAACTTTAATTCCAACTCCGTTTGTCATACTTTTTTCCAATCGTTAAATTTGAGGGTTGCGGTTAATCCCTGGTAGGTATTTGACTCTACCAGATTTTGAACATCATGTCCAGCAAGGTGCATGTCATTGATGTCCTTTTGTTGTATATTTTTTGGCCAGATTACTACCTTATCTCCTTTGTCGATTGACTTGGAGATTCTGGCGACGATTTCTCTATTGCGTGGTTCGTTATCATAAATCCAAATATGATCGCTCCAACCAAACGTCCGAATATCAGCATCGGACCCAGCCATAGCAACCGAGTTCTTAATGAAGGTTGAGTCAAAAGGTCCCTCGACAATATAGATTGTTTCGTCTGTGTTAATTCTATCCTGTCCAAAGATTTTTGGTTTGTCTTCGTCAAGCATGATCGTGATGTATCTTAGTTTTGCCTTAGGGGCTAGCGATCTGCCTTGGTATCCAAACAGGTTACCTTCTTTGTCTTTGAATGGGATGATAATACGAGGTGAATCTTGTCTTAGGGTATCGAAAGTTTTCTTCTGTTTATTTGTCCACTCTTTAAATTTTGGACAATAATAAAAATAATCTAGATCTTTGATACCCCGTTGTTCAAGATACACCCTCGCAGGGTGAGTATTATTTAGCGAAGATATCTTCTCTAAATCGGTATCTCTTTTAACAAATTTTGGTTTCGTGAAATTAAATTTAGGATTGGGTACAGTAGTTCCTTTACCAGTCCTGCCATCTTTAAATTTCTCCATGACATATTGGTCATGAAGATGAGTATCTTGGTCTTTCAAGAAGTTAGAAAAAGTTCTACCCTTGCCACAATTATGGCACTTGTACACATAATCGTTTTTGATCTTGAACAAATAACCCCTTGCTTTGTTGCGTCTCTTTTGTGAGTCGCCACAATAAGGACACCTGAAATTATACAGGTCTGCCTTCTTGCGACTAAAAAGCGTCAAGCGAGGGGATATTAAGTTTATGTACTTTACTTCAAGAAAGCTCAATCGAAGGCATGACCACTGTTGACATACTAACAGGGGATTGCTGCGGTGTCAAGTTTCTCAGAATTGACTGTCCTGGTGTTGACACTAGGAAACATAAAACAGACAATGCTCCTGCTATGGTCCACATTTTCTTTTCCATGAGGCGAAGACGCTCATCAACTAACCTGATGTCTCGCTCACACCCTCTCTTAATAACATCTGTTTCTCTATTAAGATCTGTTGATAATCTATCTAATTTTTCAAATAGAACTGCATCAACTTTGTCCTGATTGTCAAGTTTTTCATTATGTACAGCGAGAAGTTGACCCATCTTTGTTGAATTTTCTTGAAGCGTGTCAACAACTCTCTCTAACCTTTCTAGGATAGCTGTATTAATGTCAGACATTTTACTTAGACATTCCTTACGGCGAAGTCCAATGCAGATTGATACGTCGAAGCGTCTTTATTCAACATGTATTGGAATTGCTGCTTATGAGTATCATCCAACTGCGCGTAGCAAGCAGCAATACGCTTAGCAGAGTAGTTATCTAGGTTCTGTGTAGATCCATCACCAAACTGAACCTTGGCAAATGTTCCTTCACCTTGTGGATTGAGTTCAGATGTTGCAACATCTAGTGCAACTTGAATCACATCTTGATTCTCAGTCATAATATTAGTAGTCACTTCGGTTTGTTCCTTTTTAAGTTTTTTTGTTTGGTCGGATGCTTTCTTTTTAAAGTCAGAGAGACGTGCCTTCATTAGGGTGTCCATCTCCTTTGTCTTATTTTGCATCTTTGCCTTTGCTTCTCCACGTTTTTTCTGGAGATCTTTTTGACGACCCAGTTTTTTCTGCTGAGAGATCTGTTTCTGAGCTCTCTCGGTTTCAGAAGAGACAGCTTCTTCAATATTATTTTCTAGTTGTTCTTTCATTTTTCTGCGTTGGATACGGGAGAAGAGATCTTTGGCACCTTTAGAGCGACCATCTAGTTTTTCGTTGTTTTTCTTATACTTACGATGCTGTCTAGGATTTACCATAACGAAAGCAGGTGGTAACTGGACACCAGATCCATCTCCCGCTGAGTTAATCATTTCATTTAGATTAGGTTCAGTTCCTTTAGACATTCCTTGTCAACATCCTCGTTAAGTGTAGGTGGTAATCTATTTAGAAACAACATGAACGCCTTAATTACAGACCAATATGTTGCTTCAATCTTGTAAAATAGCAGCGGGGTTGCTGCATCATCAAAAACATTATATAAAATAATTATATGATTTAATATCAAGTGGGTTTTAAGTTCACCCGTCGTCTCGTTACGCTTCAATAATCTTTTAATGTACTTAAATCTCTTTAAGTCCTCTTCAAAATCAGAATAAGTAACCGACGACGGGTTATTATAATGTTTAATAGCAAAGAACAACCAGGTATCTGGTGTCAATTCAGCAATGTTCATTTAATCATGACGTGGTTACAACTGCAGTAGCAGAGATTTTCTCGGTAGCACCGTTGGTGGAGTTAATCTTGACACGATAGGAACCAGCATCAGTTGCTGCATAAGAAGCAACATCAAATGTGGTTGCCGTCTTACCAGCAACATCTGCCCAACGCTTACCACTCTTCTTCTGCCACTGGTAGGTGAGAACAGAAGCATCACCAGGGGGAGTAGCAGTAGCAGCAAGTACAAGTTGTAGTGCAGCGCCAACAGCAACAGCAGTATCTGCTGGTTGTGTCTGGATCGCGATTACTACTGATACATCTGCTGCCTGTGCATCGTCTGCTTGAGTTTCATTACCGTTGGTATCACCACCAGCAACGAAAATTAGTTGCTCTGCTTTATGACGAGTAGCACCCGAACTATCAGTATAGCTGAAGTAGGACCACCAACCAGGAGCGTTTAGACCACGTTCCTTGTTTGATTCTAGTGCTGCCTCAGTTTCATCAATATAGATGGTTGTTTTTGCTTGACTTGACGCCGCAATGCCCACACCAGCTTTGGTTTTGTTTGCATTGCTGTCAGTTCTTCCGTAAAGGGACATTGACGTGTGCTCCGAATATTACTATTATCTAATGTTTATTTATAAAAAAGGGGGATTACTCCCCCTAGAATATCACTCTTCTCTTGCTTTGATAGCAGCAGCGACGGTTTCAAGTAATTTGTCATCCATATCGGTCTTAGTCAGTTTAACTGCCTTGCCAAGAATAACTAAACAGATGTCAATCAGTTTCTCTCCAAGTTCCTCATTGTCAGGAATCTTGTCAACTGCATCGGAAATTACTTTTGTTGCTAGTGGTAATAGAAAGGATAGCATAATCTTAAATCATATTGCATATCCTATTTATTTCTCCCACTCGTCTAAGATATCAGTAATCTTTGACATAAATTGTTTAAAAGTTAATAACGTACCAGAACGGTAGTCACGACGTGCTTTTGTAACGCCACTCTCAAATGATTCTTTTACTTTTCTTTCTTCAATAGGATCAAATCCCCTGCCTTTTACAACAGAAGACCACGGTGCATACAAAGGACCTTCATAGTTCTTTGCTTCATTAGTTGCACGAGTGGTCATCCCTTTCTTACCATCAGGAATATTAGGCATCACTTCTACATTACCAGATTTTTTATTCTTTAGTTTAGATTTTACCTTACTTTCCTTTTTTTCGCAACCACACTCCTCTCGAAATTGCCTGAAGGGTTTCATTTCTTTTTCTTTCCCATTGCAATAATCTTACTAACCTTCTTACGACGTGCATGTAGGAACTTGTCAGATTTATCTACATCACCATCGTTGTCAATATCAGCATCTGCCTTACCAACTGGGTCAAGTTTCTTTTCTCCAAGAACTTCTCTGTTCTTGTCATCATTTACAACGTGCTCATGCATTTCACTGATCATGATTTCTAGTTCAGTTACAGGAACGTTTCTTAAAACTTCTCCTTTCTCACTGACTAGATCGTAATGAGTTACAGTGCCATCTTCTAGCATAGTGTGTTGCTCAGGAAGACAGAAGTATTCTCTACCTTCTTTCTTGACTTTCTTAGCACAGTTGTGCTTCTTAACCATCTTACCTGTCTTAGGATCCTTCTCAAAGTATTCGTCTAGTTCTACTGATTCTTTAGCTGTCTTTGCAGAATCTTTAAATGCTTTCTCTGTAGGAGCACCCTTGTCTCCCTTGTCACGCATCTTACCACCACGCTTTCTCTTAGCATGAATGTTAGCGTAGAGACCATTTTTCTCTTCTAGTTCCTCACCATCGTGAATTACTTCATCACCTGCTTTCACACAGTTGTTAACTTCCTTACCACCTTTCTTCTTAGTTCCTTGCTTCTTATATCCTTTCCAGCAAGAGGTGTTGCCGTTGTCATCAACGCCATCCATCTTCACTTTTTCTAGGACATAAACTTCTCCATCAATTTCATACTCTTCACGTTCAAGGACTTCCTCACTCTTAGCAGATTCTTGTCCTACGTATGCACCTTTTTTAGCACTCTTCTTTTTCTTGGTAACATCTTCAATCTCAGCACCATTTGATTGTGGGTCCATGCCATCAAAAGGAGCTTCGGATAGATGCAAGTCAGGCATCTCAGTATTCTGGAAGCAATCGCCACCCATCCATTTTCCGAACTGTTCCATCAAACCAGACGAGAACTCATCTTGGTGCTTTACTGTATTAATAGGATCTGGTTTCTTCATCGTTCAATAAGGAGGTTCTTCTCGTATTATTTATAGATCTAATGTTCTTTATCCATTCACGCAACATATTTCCATCATCAGTAATTACGATAGCATAGTTACCGCCTACTCTATGGATGTGTCCTTTGTCTCCTGTTCGGGCAGACATAACAGCATCACCTTCTTTGAATACAAAGGTATGTCTTTGTTGTTGTCGTAGTGCTTCTTCTCTTAACTTTTTAAAGTCCTTCATTATTTAAAATTCTTTGGTAGGTTTGCTCTAATCTCATCCATCAAAGCACGACAATCACGATCATTTAATGATGTTGGAATACCTTTTCTAAAAGTATCAAAGTCGCTAGCATGTGCTGCACGTCTCATCTTAGTTCCAGAAATGGCAAAAGTATCACCATCAGCATCTCTACTTCCAGAAGATTGAATATCAATCTTTCTGAATGTGAAATCTTTACCATTATATTTATGGAGGAATTGCATAGCAGAAACTCTATCAGATCCTACAAGAAACACCACCTCATTATAACCTGCCATCATAAGATCTTGTAAGATAGCAACAGGTTGTTTGGGACCAGAAAAGATCTTTCCCTTGTGTTGTGGAAACATCTTATTCATATAAAATAACTTTCTATCTGGCGGCAATGGGTTGCTACCTTTCGCATCTACAGTTTGAGAAATGTATATACGATAGTCATCAGAACCTGCTGCATTTTTCACACCAGCAAAGTTATCTTTATGACCTGTGGTAGGTGGTTGAAACCTACCAAAAGTGAAGTAGCACCTATTGACATTTAACGCCATTGTTTTTGTAGAGTAAAGTTGTTGTAAGCAAACTCCAGGCGATTAACAAACTTGATCATACTACCGTCCTTATGAAGAACATATCCCTCAGGAGTTGTAACCTTATACCCTTTTTCAGTTTGAACGTATGTTCTAAACTCTTCCAGGTGGTCCAGTTTATCTATAACCATTTGCTTTACTGTTTGTAGTTCTTTATACAGTGATAGCATTGCTTTAAACTTGTCCTTATTATTCTCAACGTATAGTTGACTATCGTATACTAGCTTTCTTTTTAATGTAAGGTTCTTTACTGTTTTAATTTTGGCAAGTTCCTTCTCCATCTTATCACCATAGAAATTAAGAAGGTTGTACATGGCATCTTCTACATTTGTAATAGTGCGAGCATTCTTAATCTCATTATTGAAGAATTGCTTTAAGTAAGATGCAATATGAAACTTCTTATCTCCCGTAGTACCAGTAAGAACTACCAGTTCATCTAGGAAATCACCAGAGATACGACACATGCGATCAATTACATCGATATGATTTTTAAACTTAGTCATCTCTTGCTTAGAGAATCCAACACGATCCATTGGAGTGTCGTTCTTAATTACCAATGCATTAGCAGATCCTTTTATATCAGCACCAGCTCTTGCTTGCATAGTAGGTAGATCATCTCCAGTATAGTGAGTGTGAAATACTACACCAATCTTTGCCTTGCCCGCTGCTACTCCAATAGGATGATCTATAGGAATACCATAGGTAATAGTGTTAGGTCTGAATGTATAAAGTTTTTCTTTGTTAATGACTTCTGTTTTTATTGTGCTATTAGTGAACATAAGATCACCTTGGATAACTCCTTTAATATCCAGTTCAGCAAAATACTTCAAAGAGAATTTAAGTTTTTCTGCAAGATCACCATCATACCACTCATCAATTTGTGTATCAGTAAAACATAACTTGGGTTGTGTCTTTGCAAAGACAGATTTAGTCCCAACAAAAAACATACCAGATGCAGGATCTGTACCACAGATAACTGATGGAGCACCGTCCCATTTTGTCTGCATGAAACCAGCACTTTCCTGCTGTCCCAACATCTTTTTCAGTTCCTCTAAAAAAGCAACAGCTGCATGACATCCTTGGACACCATAGTTCAGCATCTCATCTTCCAAGTGTTCTAGATGTTTTAGTTGAGTTACGTTTGCCATTAGGAGATCTTAATGTAAGGTGCAGAATCATCTGATGCAGATGTTGCATACAAATATACTCTAGTTGTAATTTCATCACGTTGTATTTTTGTACCTCTCATTAATTGATCAACAACTAGAAGACCAAGATACTTAGCAAATTTCCATTGAGGTCTCATCCTAGAAATATCTTCCTTAGAAACTTGTTCACCAGTTGCCATAACATTACTTTGATTATCTCTTGCAAGATCAAAAATTTTTTGATCTAGTGCATTTCCTCTAGAAGCAGAAGATACTGCTGCAGCACTAGGGTAATCTTTCCACACTCCATTACCTTCACCATAAACAGCTTCCATAATGTAGTTCATAACTCCACCACCTACTCTACCATGCTTAGCAGAAGTTCCCATGACTTCACCCTGCCATGTCTTACCTTCAGAATCTGTTGCTCTGAACTGGACACTGACTCCAGTTCCCTCAAGATATACATCCATTGAATTCATAAGTGAATTAGAATATACTCTAGTGAATGGTTTTCTAACTGTAAGTGATGCTCTAGTAAAATTATGTTCTGTAAGATTTGCTGAACTAGTTGTTACTTTTTTTAGTGATACACCAATTAATTTTTTATCCCTGATTAAATTTTGTAGTACCCTATTAATACCACCTTGAAATGTCATTTCGTTTGTGTAGATGTCCATATCAAAATCACATTCACACATGTAGATATCAGCAGGTGACCATTTATTAATTTGAGAGAATGGTTTACCGTCTTCTTTATTAACCTTCTTATAATGACTTTCAATAGTTTTTACAATACCAGTTCCTCTATAGAATTTAAATTTAGTATTTCTAAATTTTGTTGTACTGTATAATTTGTTTGCTGTTCTAATACTTGACTTCATCCAATCAGAATCATTCGATATGAAGTCATATATTTCTCCCAATGATTTATCTGTAGATACAGATCCAGATACTGATGCCAATTCATGCATTGGGATAACATAATCGACATCAATATTTTTATTTCCTAATGTGTATCTGTATGCTGTAACCCAACATGCTGCACCTTCAAACAGAGCAGTGTTATCAGATCCACCACCCGATCCTTGGTTGCTACCAAACTCAACTGTCTTTGTAATTTTGGTAAAAGTTATCAGAGTGCATTTATTATCTTTACCGACTTTCTGTATAGCTTGTAGTACAGATTTACGACTGTACCTTGATACAAAATTATTAGTTTTTGATTTATCAGGTGAATCATATTCCAGATTACCATCAATCACACTCTTGATATCTGATAGAACACTATCAGTTGTCATGATGACTGCTTTTCCACCTGGAATTTCAACATCGATAGGTGTTCTGTTTACAATAGCATCATGAAGAATACGCAAGCGAATACCACCACCCGATGGTGCGTCTTTTCCGTAATCGCCCCAGTCCATTCCTGACATAAAAAGACCTCCCGTCTAACTATTTAGAGGGGAGGTCATTGAGATAATCTTTTTCATTTTGGTAGGGGTGCGTTTGTCCTGACCATATTCTATACCCTTCTTGCAGTTCTGGCAAGAGCCACTGGTCCACACGAACACATTGATCCCAGTTGACAGGGTGAGCACAACTCACAACTACAACAGAAAAGAATGCTCGTAGGTGGATCCAGAGGCTGAGCATTATCTGTCGCCAGCAGCACGAACTTCTGAGTTGCGAACATTGAACTCACCACCAGGGTAACGCTTCTTCAGTTTGTTAACGTTAGTTTCAATTACCTCATCGAAGGATATATCAAGTGCCATTGTTGCTTGAGCAACATACCACATAACGTCACCCAACTCAATGATAAGATGCTCACGATTATCTTCGTTCCACGGTTTTCCTTGGAAGACCATTTTTTTAATGATCTCAAGGAACTCACCGCCCTCAGCATTAATTCCAACACCAGCAGTAAGCAATCTCTCAATATTGGCACCTTGTCGATCCAGATCACCAATACGGTCAGCGAAATCAACAAAGTTTGTAGAAGCTTCTGAAGTAACTGCTGAAACAAATTCTTCATAGCGTTCAAAATTAATAGTCATACGTTCCACTCGGCAAATTTAGATAGTCGGTTTTGTGTGTCTGAAAATTGTGAGAGTTGATCTCCCACGTCGTCATTGTCGATGCTAATTTCGGAAGCATCCTCCGCTACATCATACAGCCTCATCTTCGATCTGTCAATTCCCACCATGAATTTTCGTGAGGTAACAAGGTCTGAGTATCTGTTTTTAAGTTGTTTGACCATGAGGCGACCCTGTTGTTCCAACTCCTCAGTAGAGATAAGGGCAAACATAAAATCAGCAGTGGCAGGAAGACCAAAAGACTCAGAAGTATCGGTAAGATCTGGATCGCTATTGCCAAAACCACTACGAGTGGTCTGAGTAGCACTAATAATAGGGACGTTACATTCCACAGCAAGACCCCGAAGCTCCTCAGCAATCGCCTTAACATAGGTATACGAGTTAACAACGGCACCTTTGTACCTCACGCTTGCACATATGTTTAAATAATCAACAAAAATAATATGGGGTTTGAAATCTTTCTTGAGTTTCAAATCACTCAAGAGTGATCCAAAGTGTCCAGCATGTGCTGATGCTGTGGGATATTCTTTGATAATAAGTTTACCCTGAGTTTTTCTAGCGATCTCATTAACCTTGCTGGTGAAGAGAACTTCTGGTAAATCAACAATGTCTTTAACATTTACGTTTAAAAGGTTTGCGTCAATTCGTTCAGCAATTTTCTCCTCTGCCATTTCACATGTAATGTAGAGAACGTTGTACCCCTCTGTGAGAGCGGCACTAGCTTGGTGGCACATGAATAGAGATTTCCCGACACCTGTACCAGCAAGAGCGACATTGAGAGTTTTGTTAGAGAGACCACCTTTGGTAATGAAGTTAAACTTCTCCAAATCAAATGGGACTTTCTCTTCTTTCCTGTGATAGAAATCATACCTATCTTCTGCTTGTTCTATGTAATCGTGTCCGATGTGTTCATCAAACGAAACCGCCAAGGCTTCTTGGAGAATGGTGGGTATCGCATCTCGCGAAATCTTCTTATCGCCTCCGTCTGCGATTTTGATCGACTGCATAAGGGCGAGATAGATTGCTCTATCTTTACACCACTTTTCTGTGGCGTCGAGTAACCACTCGTAGTCAACCCATTCGTCTGATAATTGGGATACCGTCTGTATCGAATCTTGAAACGATTCATCGGTAAGATCATTACGATTTTGAAGATTAATCGTAAGGACTTCTTTAGTAGGAACTTTATCATACTTGGAAGCGAAATCAGCAATCTCTTCAAAGATGATCTTCTCATGGTAGTTCTCGTAGTATTCTGCTTTTAAAAACGGAACTACCTTGCGGTAATATTCCTCATTATGTATGAGGTTTCGCAAGATAGTTTGTTCAATACGCTCAATTGCCATAAGAAAATTCTTGCTGTGCTGCTTCTTCTAACTTTGCCATCACTTCTTCTGTGAAATACTTCTCGGGATCAGCAAGTACAGCAGAAGGATAAACGGAAGATTCACCAATAGTGACCCTATTACCGTTCTTTCCGAATACCCCGTACTCTGTACCCAACTCCAATAAGCCGTAGTATTTGTCAAGACCTCGCTCGTCAAAAAATAGACGTGTTGCAACTTTTGAACCCTCCACAGTTAGACGAGATTTTTTTGCCTCACACTTAATGATGTTACCTACAACTTCTTTCTTGCTATCACGTTCCTTACTCTTAGTAAGATAGATGATAGTAGAAGCAGCATACTTGAGACCAGTGCCACCGCCCATCTCCTTTGTAGGAACATAGGAACCGATGACATCATATGTATGGTTAGTAACAATCATAGGCACCTGTGCCTGTCCCAGTTTGAGCGTAAGCACACGAAAGGCACCCTTGATTAACTGACTCTTAGTCATGTCCCTGACCTGCTTATCGTTAGCAACGTCTTCCATCTCCTTGTTAGTTGAAAGCATACCAAGAGAATCTAACACAAACATCATAGGTTGACGTTTGTCTTTAGGTTCTTTCATATACTTGTCAACGATACGACAAGCTTGAGTCCTGAACTCTTCAATAGTTGAGACAGGAAACAAAACCATGCGTTGGGAATCAATACCACGCGACTCAATCATGTCACGAGAAATGGCGGATTCTGTTTCAAAATAAATGACACCACCTGTAGGATTATCGCGAAGGAAATTACGAACGACACTAAGAGCAAAAAAAGTTTTTCCAGTGCTTGATTCTCCTGCAAGAGCGGTGACTTTGTTTGAAGGAAGACCTCCAAACAGAGAACCACTAACCAAGGCGTTAAAAATATAACTGCCAGTATCAACATAGTCAGTAATGTCGCCTGCAGCAACCCCATCACTAACCAAACCAGCAAACTCATTGCCACTATCCTTGATTACTGTGTCTAGGAATCCCATTGATTTACATTCTCCTCGTAAAAGTTTACATAATTATATTTCTGCTTCATGAGTTTAGAAAACCCAATAGCAGTTTTGTAGTCCTCAAAGCACTTTATGTCCTCTGGTTCTACTTGCCCAACAATATTGTTGGTCCAGGTAACCACAAAGATTTTTTTGCTCATTCAAAGAAACTCCCAATGGTAATGGTTTTCTCGTGGGTCCAACCAATACATTGTAGCACGTTTTTGAGAGGTTCAAGGAATGACTTTTCAAATTGTGTCTGGTAATCCACATACTTCTCAATACCAAACTCCTTAGGCAACTCACCAAAGAAGCTAACTACATTCTCATGAAGTGGGTTAGGTGTCTTGAGATACATGAACTTGATCTTCTCACCTTCTTGAATGAGAGGATGTTTGTTTTCTACCTTGTACTTTTTCACATAGTGATTATACAAGAGAGCACCCCTTACTGCAATGGGTGTTCCTTTCTGGTAAATCTCAGTCGGGTGGCGATATTTTGCCAGGTTGTTACATCCTCTAGGGAAGGCGACTTCTGAGTAATGTCGCTCTCTGGTCTCTGCTCGGACAGCATTGATGAAAGTGATAAGTTCATCATTTGTCTTGCCGATAATAATCTTAAACGCTGCATACAACTTGTCTCTAAAATACGCTGGTGTGGATGACCTAGCAGTTTCAAGACCCATGATTTTCATCTTGGGTTCTTTATATCTAACTCCCTCACTATCCCATACGTTAAGAATGTAACGCTTCTTAGCAGTCCAGATACCACGGTCAGCGATGTTCTCACGCTTCATGCTCATCTTTTGATCATACGCTGAAACGTAGTTCGCCAGCTCTTGATATGAACCCTCAATAAAAGGTTCCAGTTTCTCTTGGCAGATCTTGTCAAGTATCCCCACAATTGCTGCTTTATCGCTAGATTTAGCACCAAAAAATTTATCAACAAGAGGTCCGAGATTAAGATATATCGAATCAGTATCTGATGCGATGACATAATCTGTATCTTTCGTAGAGAGCAGTTTATTTAGGTATCCGTTCATACGGTTCTCAATCCAACGGATAGAAACCTGACCAGATAAAGTGATAGCCTCAGCATTTGCTAGACGATAGTATCGAAAGTGTTCGTTACCGATAGCACCATAAGCAGAGTTAAGAGAGATCTTTTTTGCCATCTGAATGTTATTACAGCGAGCGATCTCTTTCATGAGTTCGACAGTAGGAGTTTTTTCATACTCCTGCTTTGCCTTGATCATCTTCTTCTTAAAGATAACACGACTGTCGTACATTTTCTTCATCATTTGTGGCAAGAACCCGTGCTTATCTTTACGATACTGTGCTCCATTAGCACACACGGCAAACTCACCATCAATCTCTACTTCCTTCTCAAGGATCTTATCAACTGTAACCGTTGAATGTCTAGTATCCTTGAGGGTTTCGGGAGAGATGTTGTACTGCATAATGAGATGAGGGTACAAGCTATTGAGATCAAAAGACACCACCCAATCATAGAATCCAGGTTTCGGTTCTTTAACATAAGCACCTGCATATTTTTCTGTTTTAGTTGCGCTTTCCTTCTTAGGAGGGATAGCAATCTTACGCCTAAGAAGTTCACAGTAGATATAGTTATCCCACATACGAACCTGTGAGAACACGTCCTCATAGTTTACCTTAGCATCATATGCCATGGTGTATGCAAGTTCAATCAACTTCATCTTATCATCTAGTTGATCCACCAGACGAACGTCATGAATGTTATATTCAATAAACTTCTGCCAATCTCCTTCATAGAATTCTTTGAAGGTATCAAACTCAGAGTGATCTAGTTTTTTAGATCCAAGTTCCACATTAGCAATATGATCAAGACGATACGATTCTTGATTAGTATAAGTAAATTTCTTATACAGTTCTAGATAATCGAGCGTAGAGATACCAAGAGTATCTACTGCTAATTGTTTTCGACCTTTGATATAGATTTCACGTTGAGACACCAGTTTCCATGGAGAGAGTAACTTAGTAAATTTCTCTCCTAGTACACGTTCGATACGATTGTGAATATACGGCATATCAAACAACTGTACATTCCACCCTGTGATCACATCAGGATAATTCTCTTGCCAAAACTGCAAGAAAGCTCCAAGCATAGATTCTTCAGATCTAAAGTGCATGTAATCCACCATAGGATCACTATTTTCAAATGCACGAGCACCCCATACAGTAATTCTACCTGAGAAACTATCCTTCAGGGAGATAGCAAGGATCTCTTGGTCTGCTGTTTCAATGTTAGGGAATCCGTTCTCTGCTGCTGTTTCAATATCAATTGTAAAGACACGGATTTTACTACCATCATATTTTAGTTCTTCTTCTGGATGTTGTTCTGCAATGTATTGATATAAGAAACGAGAGTTACCATAGATGTCAAAGTCATCGACATCTTTATATTGTTTTATAAACTCACGAGCTTCTGTAATAGAACCAAACTTATGTGGTTCTACACAGTCACCTTCAAGTGTACGCCACTCAGAATAATTTTTACTAGGCAAGTACATCGTGGGGTTGAAAGGAACCCTCACGCTATATCGATTGCCATTCTCATAACCACGTACAAGCAGACGATTGCCTGCTTGCTCAACACTAGTGTAAAACTTCATTCAAGAGATTCGATATAACGAGCAAGGAGTGCCTTGCTTGGATTGGTCACAACTGTCAGATCGCCAGACCTGACATTAAACTCACGCTCAGAAGAGTGTTCTGCCCATGGGTTTATCTGTCCATCAGATTCTACCACATACGGTTCAACCATCCACACATCAGGGTCACCTGGTAAACTGTCCCCCTCAGCAGGTTCTACCTGAGCGATGATCCACTCATTCTGCAACTTGATCAGGTTCGCTGTTATCTCCATCTGTTGCCCCCTCCAATGGGAAGAAAATGTTTTCGTCTGTCAATCCAATTTCACGTAATTTGTTTGCAAAATTATCAACAATATTATTATCAGGAAATACGACACTGATAATATGTTCTCCACCAAGACGATGTTCTTCTACTGGAGAGAAAGGACACCAACGTGAATATGTAATAGGAATACTACCATCTTCATTGGGATCACCTAGAGAAAGTGTGTATGGATAAAGTAAACGATATCCAGCTACTTTCTCTTCATCATCACGAACTTCACCAAACATACAAAGCACACGCTCAGCAGTGGTAAGAGTTACAATACGGATGTTATGATTTGTCTTCAGTTTTTGTTCAGTCATTTAATACCTCTGGTTGAATAGTTTCAGTTTTCTCTTCAGTGTCTTTAATCTTTTCGATTTTTTGTTCGTAAGCTTGTTGCAATCCTGGTTCTGGATTACTGATAGTCATAACACTATCATATGGAATCTTGAATTGCCAATC